TAACCATTTATGTAGGCTATTACCAATTGATCTAGTAAATACCTTGAGACTGTTTGCATAGTACATATTTAACAGTATTTATGGATATAGAATGAACGAAATTTTTAACACACTGAGAGATAAATTCCCCTTCCTGAGCCTGATCCGAAAGGGCGACTTGGAGTACGTGGGTATAGTACAGAACGAGGACGCCAACGTTATCAGTTTCTACGATTATGGTAGATTGATGCTACCTCAGGACAAGATGAGATACCTCAAGTGTGGTGAGACCTGGTGGCACGAGTCCAATCGTAAACTGCCCATCAACATATTCCTCAAAGGTGAGTTCAGGTATTTCAGGACCACACTGGTAACTTTGAACTCCAAGGATGTGGATATAGTGCATGGACCAACAGTGAGATTGTCTGATATCTCTAAGAAACGCGTCAAGCGTAGAACTATCCAATTGGTAAGAAAACCAGTCTAAATTTTATCTTTTTCTATCAACTTCTTGAAGTACAATGTCAAAGGACTGTTAGGCTGATACGAGTGATACTCGACACGATCGTTATCAATGATTTTTTTCTTCTTTGGGAGTTTTCGTTTAGGTTTTTGATGTAGCATCAAAACTATATTTAGCTCTCGTGATCAAATTCATCTGTACCACTATGGCCTGTGCGTAGGCTATCGCGTGTGACTTCTTGAAGAAGTATGAGCCGTCTGTGGGCCTTGTCCATACCTCCTTCATTATGTCTTGCCAATCCTTGTACATCAACTGTCTCTTTGCAGGACGTATTATGGCCAACACAGCGGCCAGTTGTTCTATGTTCTTGGGTTCTAGTTTAGACACTATGTTGAAGTGTCCATTTAGGTGGAACAGGTTCTCCACAGTCTTTGGATCTTTCAGCATGTCCCAATCCGGTTCCTGTATCATCAGTTCCACAAGTTCCTGCTCTGACTTCACTTCCTTGTATACGTTTACATTCAACATGTCTATCTTGAAGTATCCTCTGTCCTCGGCTTTCTTGTAGTCTAACGAAGAGTTTCCTGTAACAGGGTGTTCAGGCACTGCATGGAAGTAGACTCCAGTCTTGTGTTTCTCGGTCTTGCCGTCTTTGATGATAGATGCCGGCGTGTGTTTGAAGAGTTTCAGCACTCCGTCCCTATCAAAGAAATCTATGTCCACATCAGGCATTAGTGCATACTCCCTTTGCCTTTTTCAGCGTGTTGTATCATCTTCTCTCGTGATCCCGGTTGTAACACTTCCAACACATCCAGCAGTTTTTTGTAGCCCTCTGATTCTAAAATATTCCTGTTCATGTCTGGCATTATCACTTTGCCTATGGATCCATCGTGCTTTATTATTACGGCACAGTCGCCGTCTTCAAAATCCAAGTTATCAGTAATCTCTAGATCTATCTTAGACAATCTTGGCCTCCTTCGCTGTTTCCTTGACCAGCATGAGGTCCGCCGGATAGCTCTTCAACTTGCTGGGCCAGAAACTTGGGTTTATGAATCTCTCAATCATCTGTAGTTGTTCGTCGTTGAACGATTTTAACATTTTCTTGCCTGCTTCGCAACCTAGCAACAGCCATGGACTGATGGCACCTTGCTGTATGTGTTGAACTGCCCTGTTGGTGTTGACCAGTCTGAAGTAGTCAGACCACTGTGCGTGTTGTTCCGTGGCCCAGTCCATCATTGTTGCTATGCTACGCTGAAGCGCGGCCTCCACAGGTTCTGTCTTCAGCGTCTCGATCAGGTACTCTTCGTACAGGTCGTCCCTGGCCCAGTGGTCCAGTTTGATCTTAGATTTCAAAACGAAGTCTATGTACTTGTCTGGATACAAAGGGTTGATGTGCATGATGTATCTGCCAAACTTCACGAACGCGTTGTAGTACGGACTCTTGACGAAATCATCATAGGTCCTGTCCTTGGCGTTGTGTTGGTGTATCTTGTAGAACCTCTGGAACACCATGAATGCGTTGACCACCCATTTCTCATCTCGCTGTAGGTATCTCCTCTTTGGTTCACACAGGTGCACCTGTAAGGTCCTCTCCTTGGCGAACTCCTTGCCACAGTAGGTGCATTTATTTGTCGATGCCATGTGCTTCTATGAGCTCCTCTAGTTCTCTGTCAGTTATCACCTTGTCCAGTGTCTCGAGATCGGTCTCTTTCCAATTGGGGTATATCTCTTGTAATTTTTTCAACGACTTGTTTGGCACACGCTTCATGGGTTTGATCCATGGATGGAACTGTTGTTGTAATGTGCCACACATGGCTGTCAGTATCCATAACAGTTTCTTGTATTTGCCCAGCGTGAAGCAGTGCTTGTTCACGCACTCGTTCACCATCTCCACGTAGTGTTCCACGTAGAATTGATCCTTCGAAGAACAGCTCGACACATATCTCATCAGCATGTAAGGTGAATACAGGGATTTCTCCTTGTCGTCGATCCTATCATAGTAGTCCTTGTTCCTGAAGTCCACGGCCTTCAACCCGTTCCTGAGATCAAAGAATTTCTTTGTGTTACTTTTTTTTGCCGGCATATTTCAATCCAAACATAGTGCACTCTTTGGCATCTACGAAAGTTAATTTTATTTTCTTTTGCTGATGATTCATAGCCGAAATCTTGAATTTATTTTTCCTTAACCAGTCAAAGAAATCCCTCATCCAATCCTCGTCCATCCATACCGCTATCTTGTTACTGGTGATCAACACAGGTGCGTCTATGGTAATGGTTCGTCTACCAGACCGAGCCATAATCCACCTGTTCACACTGCCTTGATATGTCCTTTACGAAATAGGCACACATGGGTCTACGTCCGTTGGTCAATGGCACTGCTAACATCTGTCCTGATTTTATTTTTGGGAAGTACCATTTTACTTCAGTGTAGATGTCCACTACGTCTATGGGCATGAATTCGGGTTTGGTGCTGGATAAAGGGTTGAACGTGAATGCGTCGAATCCTCTGTCATTGAGACTGGTGATTGGTAGCACATGCATTTCGGATTGACCTGCCTCGCCTATCAACATCTTCCAATCTAATGGCATCTTAATCTTGTGATCGCCTATTTCTAAAACTGCCGCCGGTGCGTTGAAACTCTCTAAGAAAATAAGTGGTATGTAGAAGAAATCTGGATTGTTAGGATCAGAATTGTCTAACACGGCGAATCTCAATTTCTCATCCACCCATTCTGGTATCTTCTCTAATTTGTATGTCCTGTCATCAAGTGTAAGGATTTTCATAATCTATCTTTTCTATATTATACGGGTAATTGGCCTCTTTGTAAAACTTTTTCCTTGCTCCTAGGTGTCTTTTCGCGAACTTGCAACTGCTGGTAATGTCCCAGATCTGCACACTGTCCTTGTCCTCCGCTTTCCTTATGCCACGTCCTATCGACTGTATCACCCGGACGAATGACTTGCCAGGCTCTATGAGAACAAGATTAAAAATCCTAGGAATGTTAATGCCAACAGCGGCAACTCCATATGTGGCAATGATAACTTTATTTGTCGCAGTAGATATTTCATCGTATTGTTCCTTCCTGTCTGTGTTTTTGGTTGCTCCGGACACGAACACCGCGTCTTTTATTTTCTTCTCCAATATCTCACCAGCGGAGATCCTGTCCACCAGTATCAGTGTGTTGCCCGATGTGGCTATGCTTTGGATAGTCTGTGCTACCCACGTCATACGTGTTTGGTCTGTTGTCAGCCATTTAAGTTCCTCCCCGTAGGTCTTGAACTGTGGGTGATCCTGTGTCTGTAGTACATTGACGTGGCAATTGGCCAACACTCCCTTGTCCTGTAGTTCACTAGCCTGTATCCTATTGGCCACCTCACCTATGCTACATTTCAATCCCATGAATTCGTAGTCCGCCTTTGGCACGGTGCCTGTCAGCCCCCAGCGTATGCCACAGTGTGCGAATGGCCCTGTGAGCAATCTCTTCAACACGTCTGCCTTGGCCATGTGTACCTCATCTATGATGATGGTGTTGATGCCCTGTATGGCCTCAAGGAATTCCGTTGTGTGTTCGTCCTTTGCTTTCTTCTCTAACACGTTCAATGATTGCCATGTGGCTATGGTGTTGAACCTGCCCAGTTCTTTCCTGTCGCCGTAGTACACGCCAACATCTAGATTACAAGCAAGGAAATCTTCTTCGGTCTGTGTCACAAGACTCTTGTTGGGCACGATGGTCAGTGTCCTGCCGTAGGGTTCCACCAGTTGGCACAACGCCGCGGTGATTATGGTCTTACCTGCTCCAGTGGCTATCTCCTGTATGCACTGTGGATTCTCAATGAACTTGTTTATGGTCTCCACCTGGTAGTCCCTCAACTGTATGGGTTGTCCCGCACAAGGATGTTTATCGGGCCATGTAATGTGTGATAAGAAATCTTTGTCCACTGCTTTGAATTCATAGTTGTGTTGTTCTCTGTGGTCTTCGAAGTCCACGTACACTCCACCGTCCTCCAGTATTGGTAGTATCTGGTCTACCAAGTTTAAGTATGTTGTTCCTCCCAGTCCGAAGAAACTGACCTTGCCATCCCACCTACCTAGTTTAACTGCGGGCAAGTGTCTTGCGTATGGTATCTCGTATTTGAACTTGTTAGACAATCTCTTCCTCCACTCGAGGCTGAGGTTCTCGAACTTCACATTAACTTCGTCCTTGATTACTAGTTTACAACTGCTCATTCTATACCTGCTCTATCGCGTGATCATGCCAATCCCAACTGCTGGGTTGATGATCACTATAATACAACTTTTTTGGAAGATTTTCAAGCAGTCTTTTGAGATTGTCAGTGCCGGTGGCATAGTATCCACCTCCCAGTG